CTAGCTGCGGGCGAGGCGCCGGGCGGTGAGGACCAGGAGGCGGCGGTCCTCGGTTGAGCAGGCGCGGTAGAGCCTGACCAGAGCCAGCTCATCGCCTTGCAGGGACCCGGTCTCGCCGGAGACCAGATAGCCGAGCGATGTGTTAAGGACCTTGGCGATGCGCTCCATATTATCGCGGATCTGACCGGCGCGGTCGGTTTCCCATTGGGCGATCGCGGAGCGGGAGACGTTGAGCTTTGCGGCAAACTCATCCTGGGTGAGGTTGGCGGCAAGCCGGAGGGCGCGGATGCGGGCGCCGACGGATTCGGCGGGGGCGGGTTTTTTCGACATGAGGGCTTTTACCATGCGATTGCGGATGACGCCATGTTAGTATTTCTTGACATATAAAGTTAGAATAACTAACTTAACCAGCGTGAATTCAAAGGAGGATTGTCATGCCGAAGCCGAGGGATTGGACGGAAGATGCGGATTTGACCATCAGGTCGATGCGGGCGGCGGGGGCGACCTGGTCGGCGATTGGGATGGCGCTTGGTCTATCGCGCAATACGGTGATTGAACGCGGGCGGCGGCTTTGCGCGGCCGCACCGGTGCGGGTGGCGGTTTGCACAGTTGCAAGGCCGGTAAATGATGATCCAAATCGGGACCCGTTGCCAGCCGGGCATCCTCTGACCTGGGGGTTGTTATCCGATGCGGAATTTCCCAAGCCGGAAGATGCATGGCGGGAGACTGCGCCGGCGGGTGAGACGGCGCGACGGCGAGCGGCTTGATACACCCTTGGTTGCGGCAGGTGTTGTTAGGAAATTCTTAGGTTGTGTCGGCTGCGATATGATTTGAGCTGGTCTGTTAGTGAAATTGACGCGCTGGCATCGGGCTGTGCCACGCGCGCGGGTTAAACAAGGAGCGATTTGATGACATTTATGATGACAACAAAATGTGAGCCTGTGGGGTGCCGGCTGGATGCGGAGGCGGTGTTGCTGCGGCTGGAGGATGCCGGGGCGACATTGCTCGCGATGCCTGACCGCGGGCCATCGACAAGGCTGCGACAGATGCGGTTTGAGATCGTGCATACGGCTTTGGAGGCTTATGGCTGGGAGACGCCGCCCTTGCGCGCACCGGCCCCGGGCTCGGGCGCGATTTCGGCGATGGATGAGGCGTTTGGCTGGCTGCGCTATATTCCCGATGGCAATTTCGTGATGCGGCGGATTGTGGGGGCGCGGGCTTTGGTGCACCCGCTGACGCGGCGGCATTTATTCACCTGGCGGCGGCTGGCGGCGGTGGTGGGGGCGGACCATAAATCCGTGCAGAGATGGCATGGCCAGGGCGTGAATATGATCGTGTTAGCCCTGGCGCGCGGCTGTTAGGGTCGGGTTGCCGGTTTTGCCGCCTCGGTAATGGCCTGGTTGAGGGCGTTGACGGCGGCGGTAAGCTCGGCCCGGGGGGAGGCGAGCTTGCCGAAGCCGAGGCGGTGGCGGCCAGGTTTGGGATGGTCGGGCGTGGTTTCGAGCATGAGGGCGGTGCCGGTGAGCCAGACGCGTGAGATGCTGGCGCGGGGGAAGGTTTCGGGCGCCGGGGCGGCCGGTTGCCGGTAGAAAATAATGCCGGTGGCGGAGATGCTGGCGCGGCGGCGGATGGCGGCATCGGCCCGGAATTTGCGCTGACCGGCGATGGCGCCGAACAAGGTGATGATGCCGGCCAGCGCCAATGCGCATGAGGCAAAGGCGAGCCATAGATTGGGGGCACCCGCCAGGCTGAACAGGATGGGGGCAGCAAGGCTGACGGCGATGAGGATGGCAGCCAGAAAGAGCGGCGGGTTGGCGGCTTGGGGGCCGGCATGAAGATGGGTGGCTTGGTCGGTATCCATGGGCGTGGCTTATATCACCGGGTGAGGGTCCATGACATATTCGGCTTTTGCCAGGCTGGCAGCCTGCCGATTGCAGAGATTGTGGATAAGTGTGGCGGATTTACAATTTTCGGCCGGCGAATGATTCACTAGGATGCACGCCTTGTTAATATTGCCAAGGTAAATTTTCAGACGATGGTCAGGCTGCCGGGATTTTGCTGTTTGGGATTGCTGGGGCTGGCAGTGCTGCAGGCACCGGCTGCCCGGGCGGCTATTCCCGTGATTCAGGCGGCAGAGACCTCTGTCAGGCTCGGTTTAACGGCGGGTTATGGGTCCTATGCCGAAAACGTGTCGCCTCAGGACCGTGAAGATGGCGGGCTTGCCGGTTTGCGTGCGGGGGCGAGCGCGCTGATGCCGGGGCCGTTGGCGCGGTTTGGCATGCCGGATTTATATGCGGATGTGGAATATGATTTTTCCGCCGGGTTTTTGAATTATCGCGGCAATCTGAATGATGCTGCCCAGACGCCCTATAAGACCAATGACAACGCCTATTATAATAATGTGGTGGTGCGGCTTGGCCCGGGTGTGCCGTTGGCGGGAGGCAATGAGTTTATTCCCTATATTGCCGGCGGATACCAGAACTGGTCCCGCAATATCGGCGGCAGCAATGGGTATGGCGAAACATACCAGGCCGGGTTGATTGGTGGCGGGTTGCGGTTTGATTTGACCAGCGGGCCGGCTTTGGTGATCAGCGCCTCGGCAGAAGGGTTTGCGGTGATTGGCGGCTCGGTCAATGTGCCATCGCTTGATTTTAACGGGCAGTTTGGCACCAGCGCGCAGGAGCGCGTTTCGCTGGATGCGGATTACCGGCTGAACAGCGCCTGGCATGCTTTTGCCGGGCTGGGGCTGACGCATTACACCTATACAGGCTCGAAGCCTGGGGCGCAGGGGATTTATGAGCCGCTGAGCACGACATTGCAGGTGAATTCATCATTTGGAATTGCTTACGGGTTCTGATCTGATTTTGGCTTTGGTGGCTGGGGTTAAAATTATTTCTAACTTTATGTTATTTTCTTCTTGCCCAGTTTCCCCAGTTTGATCTATACGTCTTGGCATACTGGTTATCTAACAAAGCAGAGCGAGACCTGAATTTATAAATGACGGCGAACCCTGGATTTCTTGGGTTTGCCGAAACCGTTTTGCGTGACACTGACCAAAGACCGGCGCGCCACCATGTAGCACTGATAAACAGGCTTGATGCGGTTCTGGCTGGGAGATGTGACCGGTTGATGGTGCAGATGCCGCCTGGCTATGCGAAATCGACCTATGGATCCATTTTGTTTCCGGCGTATTTTCTGAGCCGGTTTGCCGGCAGCCAGATTATCGCGACATCGCATACCGCATCGCTCGCGGAACATTTCGGCCGGCAGGTGCGCCGGGTGATTGGCGAATATGGCGAGATGCTGGAGCTCTCGCTTGAGCGGGAAAGCCGGGCGGCGGGGCGGTTTTCTCTGGCCAATGGCGGCGGGTATTTTGCTGCCGGAATCCGCGGGCCGATTACCGGCAGGCGGGCGGATTTGATATTGATCGATGATCCGATCAAATCCTGGGCGGAGGCAGAAAGCCCGGTTTACCGGGATGCGTTATATGATTGGTACCGGGCTGAGCTGTTGGCGCGGCTGAAACCGAACGGGACCATCGTGCTGTTGATGACGCGCTGGCATGAGGATGACCTGGCCGGGCGGTTGATGCAGGGGCCAGGAAGCTGGGAGAGTTTGCGGCTGCCGGCTCTGGCGGAAAGAGATGATGTTCTGGGCCGGGCGGTGGGTGAGCCGTTATGGCCGGCCTGGCAGGATGCAGCGGCGATCGCACGCCGGCGGCGCGATGTTGGCGAGCGGGCTTTTGCGGCTTTGTACCAGCAACGGCCCAAACCGCCGGAAGATGCTTTGTTCAACACCAAGAAGATTTTCGTGCTGCCGGCGCCCCCTGAGGTGAAGCGAAGTTTGCGGGCATGGGATTTGGCGGCGAGCATCGCCGGTGCCGGGCGTGACCCGGATTATACGGTGGGGTTGAAGCTTGGGGTGACGCCGGCGGATCATTTCGTCGTGCTGGATATCGTCAGGTTCCGGGGAACGCCCGGGCAGGTGATGGCGAAGATAAAAGATACGGCGCGGCTCGATGGGATGGCGACGGTGATTGCGTTGCCGCAGGACCCGGGGCAGGCGGGGCTGGCGCAGGTGGCGTGGTATCGCGGTGAATTGGCTGGGTTTCATCTTGAGGTCGGCGTGGAATCAGGTGCCAAGCTGACACGGGCGATGCCGGCGGCGACTTTGATGGATGATGCGCGGATTGGGCTGGTGGCAGCGCCTTGGAATGACAGTTTTGTCGCCGAGCTGTTGGCGTTTCCGGATTCGCGCAAGGATGACCAGGTGGATGCGCTCTCGCGCGCGGTGAACACGTTGGCGATGACGCGCGGGACGCCGGCGCGGCGCGAGCATGTGCATTTGATGAGCCGTTAACGACGTAACGAGCAAAGAGATAAAATGTTTGAAACGATTTGCGATACGGTGCCGGCCGATGGCGCGCTGCCGCCGCGGGTGCGGCGGTTGGATATTTTGCGGCGTGTGCTGGATGGTACGATTTATAATAACTTGCCGTATGAATTTCATGAGGAGCGCAATGCGGCGGGTGAGTATATTCCGCTGCGCATGCGCAAGCCTTCGGTGCGGTATGGGCTGTGCCGGATTGTGGTTGAAGATTCGGTGGCGTTGCTATTCAGCAATGCGCATTTTCCGGCGGTGGACTGTGGCGATCATGCGGTTTCGCAGATCGTTGCTGACATCATCTCGGAGACAAGGCTGAATGAGGTGATGATCGATGCGGCGATCCGTGGCTCGGTTGGGTCGGTTGGGTTGCTGATGCGGATTTTGAACGGGCGGATTTTTGTTTCGGTTTTGGAGAGCTTGTATCTCACGCCGCAATGGGACCCGATGGCGCCGGATGTTCTGAAATCGGTAAAGGAGCAGTATCAGGTCCGGGGCGATGTGCTGATCGCGCAAGGCTATGAGACGATTGATCCGGCGACGATGTACTGGTTTCAGCGGGTTTGGACCGATGCTGATGAAAGCTGGTATTTGCCGTGGGCGGTGAATGATCCGCTTGCAGTGCCGGTGGCCGATGAGAGTCGCAGCACAAGACATGGGCTTGGGTTTGTGCCGATTGTGTGGATACGCAATTTGCCGGGCGGAGATTATGTTGACGGGGCCTGCACGTTTCGTGCTGCGATCGAATCCAATATCGAGATTGATTATCAGCTGAGCCAGGCTGGGCGCGGGCTGAAATATAGCTCTGATCCGACCTTGCTGATCAAGGAGCCGGCGAGCTCGGATGGCGAGATTGTGAAAGGGGCTGGGAACGCCTTGGTCGTTTCCGAAAAGGGCGATGCGCGGTTGCTGGAGATTGGCGGGACTGCGTCCGAGGCGGTGATTTCCTATGTGCGGACATTGCGCGAGCTTGCGATGGAATCGGTGCATGGCAACCGGACGAGTGCTGACCGGTTGACGGCGGCGCAATCCGGCCGGGCGCTTGAGCTGATGAATCAGGGTCTGATCTGGCTTGCGGATAATTTGCGGATTTCCTACGGCGATGGCGGCATATTGCCGTTGATACGAATGATATTGAAGGCGTCCAATTTATACGCGCTGCAGGTCTTTGGCGGCGCGGTGCCGGCGCTTGACCCGGGGCAGAGATTGAGCCTGCGCTGGCCGCGCTGGTACCCGCTTTCAGCCGATGACAGGTTGAAGGAGGCGCAGGCGATTTCGCTGCTGACCAATGCCGGGCAGATCTCCCGCGAGACGGCGGTGAAGGCCCTGAGTGCGGCGCATGATGTGAGTGATATTCGGGCGGAACTTGATGCAATCAACGAGGATCGTGAATGAGTGAGGATGATGGCGACAAGGCGTTGGAAGGCTGGCAGTTGCGGGCCGAGCAGGCGGAGGCGGCGTTAGCCGAGGCGCAGAAGCTGACGGCGGAGAAATTATTGCGGGCTGAATTGAAGGCGGAAGCGATTCAGGCGGGGATGATCGATCTCGATGGGTTGAAGCTGCTTGATTTATCCGATGTGGCGGTCTCGGAGAGTGGAGAGATTGCTGATGCTGCCGCGGTGCTGGCGAAATTGAAACGCGCGAAGCCGTGGTTGTTTGGACAGGCGCGATCATCCTCCGCGGCGGCGCATGCGCCGAGGCCGGAGCCGCCGCGGGTGCGGCATGCCAATGAGCTGAGCCATGAGGAATGGGTGCTTGCCCGCGCGGCGTTATTGAAGCGCCGGTAACTACAAAACCTAACCGAAGTTTTCACGCGTGCGGCGAGTCTCGCCGTGCTGATGCACGACCATGTCACAACTTAGATGAAGGATTTTGCCGATGGGCATTCAGAATTTCCCGGCCGCTTTGCAGCCGATCATTCAACAGGGTTTTCTTGAGCGTGAGTTTGAAATGTCGCTCAAATCTCGGCTTGGCTACCGGCTCATTGCCGACCGGGAAGATTTTTCAACCGGGATTGGTGAGACTTTGACCAAGACACGCGCCGGGTTGAAGCCGAGCGTGACGGTGCCGCTGGTGGCATCCAGCAACACCAATTTGGACAATGGGTTGACCTCGACGAATTGGGGGGTCGAGCAATATACGATTACGTTGAATTTTTATGCGGCGACCCAGGATTTGAATATGGTCACCAGCCGCGTTGGGATTGCGACGCAGTTCTTGCAGAATGCCGCGACCAATGGTGAGCAGGCGGCGCGTAGCCTGGATGAGCTGGCGCGCAATGCGCTGTTCGCGCCATATTTCGGCGGCAATACGCGGGTGATTGCCACGCTGAGCTCCGCCGGGCCGAGTGTTGAGGTTGATGATGTGCGTGGGTTTCAGACGGTTTTTGTGAATGGCGTGCAGCAGAATGTTTCCAGCACCTATCCGCTGACGGTGACGGTGGGGTTGAACACGTATAATGTTGTGGGTGTGACGCCGGATGCGACGAATATCTCGACCGCGCCTGGTGGGGTTTCCGGTGCGCTGCTGTTTTCAGGTAATGTGACGGTCGCTGATGCGACCGCCACCAATCCGGTGAAGGCGGCGACGGGAAGCTCGATCGTGCGGCCGGCGAGCCGCGGGACGACGGCGGCATTGCAGGCGACCGATACGTTGACGATGGGCAATTTGCTGGATGCGGTGGCGTTGTTGCGGCGGAACGCTGTGCCGTTGGTTGACGGGGTTTATAATTGCTATCTCGATCCGGTTTCGGCGCGGCAGCTTTTTGCGGATTCGGATTTCAAGCAATTATTCCAGGGGGCGACATCTTCCAATCCGGTATTCCGGCAAGGGATGGTGAGTGATTTTCTGGGCTTGCGGTTTATCACCACGACCGAAGCCTATGTGCAGAACCACCCGAGTATTGGGGGGCTTTATGTCAGGCGGCCGATTGTGTGCGGACAGGGCGCACTGATCGAGGGCGATTTTGCCGGCATGGCGGCGGATGATGTGGCGCCGAAGGATAGTTTGGTGAACATCATCGATAATGTGGCGATGGTGACGCGCGAGCCGATTGACCGGTTGCAGCAGATCATCGCGCAAAGCTGGTACTGGATTGGCGGGTTTTGTGCGCCCTCCGACACCACGACCACGCCGACCACGGTGCCGACGGCAACGAAAGCGAATTACAAGCGCGCTGTGATGATCGAGCATATTGGTTAAGGGGCGAGGCGCATGGCAACAGGTTCAACGCAACCATTCCGGCCAGCTGGCACGCTGGCCTTGGCGGCCTCAACCAGTTCGGCGAATGCTGCACTTGTGGGCGGCGGTGGGGCGGTGCTGGTTTATAATGCTTCAAGTGCCACGGCGTTTTTTCGGCTGGGTGCGGCGAGCGGGTTGACGGCGCTGACCAGCGATACGCCGGTGCCGCCGGGGGCAAGGATGCTGGTGGATGGCGGGCCGTTTGTGAACACGGCAGCAGCGATTCTCTCAGCCGGTACGGGCACCGTGTATTTCACCTTGGGCGACGGGGATACGTATTGATATGTCGCAATCCGTACCGGGAAGTTTCACTGATGCGCAGAAGGCAGATATTCGGCGGTTCTGCGGGTACCCGGCCTATGGCGCGACAGCGGCAGGGTTCAGTAATTGGCGGTTTTTTCAGGCCTATGGGACGCTGGAATACCGGCTGAATCATCTCGCACCGGCGGAAATTGCGGTGACTCTGCAATATGTCTCCACGCTCGCGACATTGGAGGCGGCGATTCCGCCGGCTTCGATGAATCTGGATACTGAGAGTGCGGCGGCGTGGACTCATAATAGCAATGAAATCGCCGACCGGGCGAATTTATTCGATGGCTGGCGGCGGCGGTTATGTGGGTTTTTAGGTGTTCCGCCCGGCCCGGCTTTGAACAGTGCCGGCATAACATTGGTGGTGTGAGATGGATGGTGTGCGGCTGGCGGACCGGCTCTCCTACGGGGCGGGGTGTGCGGCGCGGCGCCTGGGGTTTCTGCATGATGCGTATCGGCCCGAGGGGGCTGAGGCGCCGGTGGACCTCGCCAGGCGCTTCATGCGCCTCGCGGTGGCGTTTGTCTCGCCTGGTGGCGGTGTGGGCTCACCTGGCGGGTTTGGGGTGCCCTACCGGCAGGCCTGGGCGGATTGGAGCTATCTGCAGGTTGGTGACTATCTGGCGGGGCCTGAGGGCTGCGTGTTTGTGGCTGCGATTGAGCCGCCGCGGCCGATGCTGGTGGTGATGACCAATGCGGTGTTGAGCCTGTGGCGGCCGGCGGGGGCTCAGCTTGCTGGGGCAAACCCTTATGGCGCGCCGCTGGCGGTGAATTTGACGCCGTTGCTTGAAGGATTTCCGGCAAGTTTGCTGGTGGGCGGGCTGGGTGACCGGACCCGGGCGGGCCTCGCCGATGATACGCGGGTGCCGGGATTCGTGGCGCTGCTGCCGGCGGTGGGCTGCGTGCAGCCGCGGGTTGCGGATATTGCGACCAATGAGCGGGCCGAGAGATTTCTGGTGACATCGGCTGAGTCCGTTGGTGGCGTCTGGCGGTTATCGCTCGTGCAGGCGGTGAGCTGATGGCGGATCAATCGGATGTTGAGACGGCACTCGTCTCGATCATCGCCAATGCGCTCTATCCGAATGGGACAGCGGCGCTGAGTGTGATCGGGGCGACGTGCCGGGTGTTTCGTGGGGTGCCGAGTGCGCCGGCTTTGGATGCGGATCTGGCGGCTGGTTTTGTCAATGTTTCAGTGTTGGCCACGGCTGAGGTGAAGAATGTGACGCGCTATCCACGGATATGGCAGACCGTGACGCCGGTCCCGGCAAGTTTGACAGTGCAGGTTGGTGCGAATACGGCGAGTTTTGCTGGCAGTTGCGCCGTTGGGCAGCTGGCCGGTGTGGCGGTGAATGGGGCGATTTTTCCCTATGCGGTGCAAGCGAATGACTCCCCTGCCACGGTTGCAAGCAATATTGCGGCGTTGCTGCGCGAAGCGGGCTGGCTGGTGGATTATGCTGGAACGACGATTACCGTGCCAGGGGCGGAGATGTTTACCGCGCGGGTGGTGAGCGGCGCGATTGCACTGCAGGAGATCAAGCGCCAGCAACAAGAGTTTTCAATCACCTTGTGGTGCCCGGACCCGGCGAGCCGGGATGCGGCGGGTGGATTGATCGACCAGGCGCTGGCAAGTTTGCAATTTTTGGCACTCGCCGATGGGTCATCTGCCAGGCTGATATTTTCCGGTAGCGATGTGCAGGACAGCAACGCTGATGCGGCACTTTATAAGCGCGTGCTGCATTACCAAGCGGAATACCCGACGACTTTGAGCCAGATCACGCCGGCGATGCTGTTTGGCAGCAACGGGTTTTCGGCGAATGCCGAATTTGTTGATACATTTAACGTTTAAGGACAGACAATGACATTTCAGCTGGTGGTCTTGAAACCGTTTCAGAGTTTCAAGCGAGGCGATGTGATTACCGATAGCGCCACGGTTGCAAGGATATTGGCGGGGCCGGAAGCGAGTTTCGTTGTGCGCGTTGCGACGAAGGGAGGCTGAGCCATGCCGATTTATGCACAAGGGGCGCTGAATACGACGGCGCTGATCGTACCGGATTTATATGTGCAGATTGTGCCGCCGCAGAGCCTGCTGCTGAATGGCGTGCCGACAGATGTTCTTGGCATTGTCGGCACCGCGAGCTGGGGGCCGGTGGGTGAGCCGGTGATCATCGGCGCGATGAGCGAATATGCTGCGAGCTTTGGTGCGGTGATGGCGCGCAAATATGATATGGGCACACAAGTTGCGACCGCGGTGCAGCAGGGCGCGGCGAATTTCCGCTGCGTGCGGGTGACCGATGGGACGGATAGTGCGGCATCGCTCTCACTGTTCGGGGCAGCGAATTTTACCGCTATTTATACCGGCAGCCAGGGCAATGCGCTGACATTGAGTTTGGCGTCTGGCTCGGCTGCGAACTCATGGCGGTTCACGGTCTCGATGCCGGGGCTGAGCCCGGAGGTGTTCGATAATATTCCGGGCTCGGGGGCGGTGTTCTGGAATAATCTTGTCAATGCCGTGAACCATGGCAATGGGGTTTTGCGCGGCCCTTCAAATCTGGTGGTCGCGAGCCTGCTTTCGGCGAGTGCGGCGCCGGTTGCGGGGACGTATCCGTTTTCCGCCGGCACGCCGGGCACTGATGGCGCGGCGACGATCAACGTGGCGAAACTTGTGGGCGCGGACGTGTTGCCGCGTACGGGCATGTATGCGCTGCGCGGCCAGGGTTGTTCCATTGCGTTGCTGGCCGATGCCGATGATGCCACGCAGTGGAGCGTGCAGGTGGCGTTTGGTTTGAGTGAGTCGGTGTATATGATCTTTACCGGGCCGGCGGGTGATACGATCACCAATGCGGTGGCGGTGAAGGCGACTGCCGGGATTGATACCTATGCGGCCAAGATGATGTTTGGTGATTGGGTGTATTGGTATGACCAGGCAAATGCGCTGACCCGGCTGGTATCGCCGCAGGGATTTGTGGCGGGGCGGCTTGCGAATTTATCGCCCGAACAGTCATCGTTGAACAAGCCGCTATATGGGGTGACCGGCACGCAGAAATCCGGCCAGCCAGGGCAGGGCACCGCAACGACTTATGCGACGGCGGATTTATCGGCATTGCTCTCGGCCGGAATTGATGTGATTGCCAATCCGCAGCCGGGTGGCAATTACTGGGGCGTGCGGGGCGGGCATAATGCGTCCTCCAATGCCGCGATCAATGGTGATAATTATACGCGGCTGACGAATTACATTGCACGGACATTATCGGCCGGCATGGGTGCTTATGTGGGGCAGCTGGTGAATGCGACTTTGTTTCAGAATATTCGTTCGACCCTGCTGGCATTTTTGAATGGGCTGCTGAGCCAGGGGATGCTGGGCAGCACTGATGGATCTCTGCCCTTTGCGGTTGTTTGTGATACCACGAATAATCCCGCGAGCCGAACTGGTTTGGGTTATGTGCAGGCGGATTGCCAGGTGCAGTATCAGGCGATCAACGAGAAATTCATTGTCAATGTGCAAGGCGGGCAGACCGTTCAGGTAAGCCGGCAGAGCACTGCGGTGAGCGGTTAAGGGAGAGCAGGATATGCCGTATAATACGTTTTCTGTTGGCAATGACTGCCAGATTGTGGTGATGGGGCCGTTCGGGCGGGTTGATCTGGCGCATGTGACGGGGTTTGAGGCCGCACAGGTGACGCAGGCCGTGCGGGTGGACCGGATGGATGGTGTGCAGCTGGGGGCGGAGTTGCCGAAAGGCTGGCAGGGCATGTTTACATTGGACCGCGGGTCATCGGCGGCGGATGATTTTATTGCTGCGATCGAGGCGGCTTATCTGGCGGGGCAATCGATTGGTGCCGGTACTTTGTATCAGTATGTGAATGAGCCTGATGGTTCAACCTCGACTTATCAGTTCAGCGGCGCGGTGTTCAAGCTGACATCCGCCGGCGCGTACCGGGGGGATGCGCCAGTGGCGCAAAGGTTGCAGTTTTATGCCTCGAGCCGGGTGCGGGTTTGATGGAGCGGGTGATTACGGATAAGGCCGGGCGAAAGTTGACGCTGCGGAAGTTCGGCGTGTTGGAGACGTTGCGGCTGTTCAAGGCGCTCGGGCCGGAGCTTTCAGCGAATAATGCCTATATAGGCGTGGCGAGCTTCGCCGGTTCCGTTGCTATGATTGATGATGTGCCGATGCCGTTGCCAGCAAACGAATTGGCCGTTGAAGCGCTGATTGAGCGGCTGGGCGATGACGGCATGGAAGCGGTGATGGCGGCCGACAAGCCGGCATCGATGAAGGACGTGGTTGCAGACGCGGGAAACTGAGCCGGCACCCGGCACTGACGGATTGTTTGTATCTTGTTAGATGCGGGGTGCCTTATGATGTGGCGTTTGGGCTGGATGAGGCGGAGCGGATGGCTTATGTTGTTGTACTGGGGCGCTTAAGTGGTTTGCAGTTTGATTGGCGGCAGCTACGGTGGGATGAATCGCTTTAATCCTTATTGAACGAAGTCCGGCTAAACGTTTGATATGAGAAAAATTCTGTTCTTAGGCTTGGCGTTTTTATGTCCCGTTTTTTTGGCAGCCGTCATTGCGTTTTATCGTTATGACGGCATGTATGGCATTAACACCGTTCTGCATGGCGGAGCGACACGGTGGCTTACGATGCGGGGTGATGATACGTTTCTGCCGATGGAAATTCAGTGGGCGCTTGCCGGCCAGCCGCCCGAAGCGACTTCCGGGCCGCTTGCCTGGCGGCTGATTGAGCCGGGGCTTGACGTTTCGGAGCTGCCCGTGCTTGCGCGCGGGCGCCAAGTTGATGATATATTGCTGACGCGGATTGACCCTGCGAGGTTTCGATTTGTATTGCAGAACAGGGCCTCGGGGGATCGCGACCTCGCCGGCTGGATGAGCGCATCAAAGCCAGTTGTTCTGATCAATGGTAGTTATTTTTCACCCGGCGGGCAGCCGGATACGCCATTTTTAAGCGAAGGCCGGCTGATCTCGGCGCGGAATGACCCGGCGGCGCAGGGTGCGTTTGTCGCCGGAGCGGCTCCGGCGGTGGTGGAGGCTCTAAGGGATGGCGATTGGCGCGACGCATTCCACGGGGCGGGGAATGCGCTGGCGACGTACCCGTTGTTGATTGGGCCATATGGGTATAATAGAGCCATTCAAGAAAGCCATTGGGTGGCTAACCGCAGTTTTGTGGGTGAGGATGGTAATGGCCGGATTATTCTGGGTACAACGAAAGATGCGTTCTTCTCGCTCGCCCGGTTTGCAGAATTTCTTCATGCGGCGCCCCTGGGGTTGAGGATGGCGTTGAACCTGGATGGCGGCCCGGTGGCCTGCCAGGCAGTAGATACGCCTGAATATCAACGGCGTTTTTGCGGGGAGTGGGAGATACGCGACCACAGCGGCTGGTTCAAGGTATTAAAGATGCCACCGGGAAGCTGGATACAGTTGCCGGTTGTTTTGTTGGCGTATCGAAAGTAATCTTTATAAGTGTAAATGATATATGATGATAGCGCGAGATGTCACGGAGTTTTTAGCTTTGTGGCCTATTTTGGCTATTCCAGAATTTTTTATCTTGCTTACTTTGTCAAAGGTTTTTCGCGCAGGTGGATCAAGTAAATCCAAACTATTTCTTTGCTCACTGCCAGGTATTTTGATTGCTTTTTCGTGGTATAGTTCTGTAGGAATTTTTTTTGATCCCGGCCATTTGCTGTGGACTTTAGTCATTGCTCCGACAAATATATTTTCACCTGTCGCATTTCTATATTCGATTATATCCGAGTTTTTTATTCAAAAAATATGATTTTGCAGCGCGGGGGAAAAAGATCGAAATTTTACTCGTGATATTTTTGTTGTTTCTTTATTCATACGAACAACTGATTGTGATCCTATCGGCTGGCGATGCCGCAGAGTGATACATAAAAAGGTAAGGTGAGCATGTCTAATCTTGATCCTCCACCATACGATAAAAATGCATTAGATTATATTTCAAAAAATGTGCGGGTCATTAAAAGCATAAGTGCTCAACTTAGTGTTTCATCTACTGCGGTAGCAGCGAGCATTTCTCGTGAAATCATACGAGCCGACGGTGAAATAGTCGCTGGAGCCTTGCTAATTTATCTCACCTTGATTGGCTTATGAAATGATATTTCATCTCGAATCGCCGACCGATTTTGTGGCCTCATGGCCAATCCTTTGTGTTCCTGAAGGTATTATTCTGTATACTATTACAAAGTATTTCGGCTTTGAACCATCTCGTATACGGATGCTTCTATGCATTTCCTTGCCCGGATTGGTTTTAACAATTTTATGGGTGGCTCTCTTTAGCCAAGAATTTGACGAATTTTTTTTGGCCAGTATTGTTTTTATTCCGACTAACATACTGGCGCCGTTAGCTTTGATTTATTCGATCGCCCGTCCCTTCGTTGTTTCAGATGGTCATTCGCGCGCCTGTTCGAACTTCACAATGTTATTACTTATAATAATGCTTGTCTTATATTTATATGATCAAGTCACTGTATTCGCGGATCCTGGTGACTCTTAACTGAGCGTTACTGTGAGGTCAAAAGATGTCGGCCTATCCCCCTCAGGCTTACCATTCTAATCTAACGCCCCAAGACTATAATGAAGATGCGTTAAAATACGTGAGCGAAAATGTGACATCGATCAACGAGACCGCTAACCGCCTCGGAGTATCGCCTGAGGCTGTAGCTGGGAGCATGGCGCGGGAGATTTCACGAGCAGATGGCGCAGCCCCGTATAGTGGAATAGGTCACAGTCTTGCTGTTTGGAAAGCCCTGAATTTTACTTCCCAACAAGAATTTGCCCGAAATTACGCAGGAGACCTTAAACAAATCAATAAAGATAAAGGTGCATTTGATGGGGATATAGGTTTCATAAAAAGAGTTTTGCATCCAACGCTTTCCGACATCGGACTTGGCGCGATTAAAGTATTAACCGCATTTCAGATCATCAAACAATATCAAGATACTCCGCAAGGCAAAGCCCTTGGTTTGGATGAGTGTAAACTGACCGATTTGAAGACCATCGTTAATAATCTGAATGATCGTAGTCACTCACTCAGCATTAAGATTGCCGGGCTTGTCGTCTTGAATGGCCAAAAGTTTTTCGGCGACGAATCCATCGATGGCATTCCTTGGCCAAAGCTTACGAAGGAACAGCAGGATACGGCGCTGACCGCTTACTATACGACTGGCGAGCACGCAATTAGCGTGGATATGGAGCAAAATGAATTTCGTCCTTATACGCCGGGACCGGAAAGGTGGCCAGGTTGGGCCGTGGATTTTGTTTGGTCATAATTATTCAAACCTGAATGCGATATTGACGAAAGGCAGATCGTTTCGGCTTTCGGTTGCCCCGGTGCCGCGGCCAAAGCCGCAGCAACAGGCGTCATCCAAGTACATGAAACATGCCGAAGCTGGAGATATTCTTGCTCCGGTGGGAAGAATTTTAGATGCGTTGCCGGCGGACCGTCACTCTGTTGTTCATACAATGGCGAACGCCACAAATGCGCCGGCCACAAAATATATTGCCAGACCCGGAGGGCTGCCGCATGCGTTAGCGCAAGGCGCAAATTATGCCTTTCATTCTGCGGTGACGCAGCGCGGCAGCAAACATGTGGCAGTTGCGCAAGGGCGGCCGAGTGATTTGAATCCCGAGTTTATCCGGGCACAAAAAAATGTATTGCCGGCGCTGTACATGTCACTAACAAGCCAGCGCGAGGTGCTACCTTCGATAGCGCCCGCGGCCGGTCGGCCAGGGGTCATGTCAACGCAACAATTAACGCGCCATCATTCAATGGCGATTTCGTCAAGTGATTGCCAGGATTCAATAGCAGCGCATTCTATGGCAAAAAAAATCGGCAAGCAAAATTTGCGCTTGGCAATGAGTGATTTGCTGAACGCTCAGGCGCGTTTGCCGCCTTCGGGGCCGACCGCGTTTGATCCGCGGCTGACGCCGGCCTGGGCGGGGCTGAAACTGCCGCAATAGAGGGTGTGCGGCGACGCCTGAAGCGATTGCGTGAGTGGTGGCGCAAGCGGATCACCGATCTGGCAGTCTGAGTTTTTGCCCAACCGAACGAAGCACCACTGTTCCCGGGCTGACAGGCGAGTGGGCGGAGAAAAAATACCGCAATAAGTGAGGCTGCATGAGCATGATTTATGTGACCCTGGGGGATGTGACCTTCCAGGATTTCGAGGTGCCTGAGCGGATACGCTTTGGCGGCGAGCAGCGTACCGCCGTGCATGAATTGATCGGCGGTGGCCGGGTGGTGGATGTGCTGGGCGGGCAGCCGGCGGAGATTGGCTTTCACGGAATTTTCTCCGGTACTGATGCGGCAGCGCGTGCGCAATCACTTGATTCTGCCCGTGCCGCTGGGGCTGTTCTTGCGCTTGGCTGGGATGGGTTTTTTTACCATGTGGTGATTGCGGACTTTGAGGCGGCTTATGAAAAGCCGTTCTGGATTCCATTTCGTATCACCTGCCTTGCGGTCTCTGATAGTGCAATCGCGGCGGCGGCGATTGTCATTCCGGTGGGCAGCCTGATCAGCTCTGATCTGGCGGTGGTGGCGCAATGGGCTGGTGCTGCGGGGCTTTGCACGCAGAATTTTAATGCCGCGAATGCTGTGGCGGCACAGGCTGGGTGCGATATGGCTGTGAATGTGGCAGGTGCAAACTTAATCCGAAATATGGACATCGTTAATAATCCGACGACGCCGGATGCCGCGGTTACAGCACTTGCCGGGGTGAGCCAGAATAGCGGAAGGCTGGCGGCGGCTTGCTATGCCGGCGGATATCTGGCGCGGGCGGTTCAGAACATCGGGCTGGGAGATCTGGCATGACGATCACCGTGATTGGCGGCAATTTGTTCAAGCTGGCAGCGCAGTATTTGAATGACGCGACGCAATGGGTGCGGATTGCACAGGCGAATGGGTTGTCTGATCCGGTGTTGAGCGGGATGGTGGTGTTGAAGATTCCGCCGGTTGACCCGACGGCAGGGGGCGGGATTGCCGGTTGAGCTGCCGACGCTGCAGATCACGGTCGGGGATATGCCGGTGCGCGGCGCTGTCTCGGTCCGGATTGAGCAGGCGGCGTTCTTCAGGGCCGGCCGCTTTGCGGTGAGCCTGGCCATGGGTGCGCCCCCACTTTGGGGTATTGCTGATTACGCGCGATTGAGTTTGCAAACGCTGACGATCTCGGTCGCGACCTCTGGATTTGGGTTTCTCACACTGATCACCGGCCAGATTGATAATGTGGTGATTGATTGCGCAGCGCAGCGCGCGACGCTGAGCGGGCGGGATTTATCGGCACGTCTGATCGATACTGAAACGGCCGAAAGCTTTCTCAACCAGACCGCGAGCGATGTGGCCATCACCATTGCCGGCCGGCATGGATTGGTTGCGGATGTGGTGCCGACGACGGCGGTGATTGGGCAGTATTATGAGCTGGACCATGCACGCAGTGCCCTGATCACGCATTCGCGGATCGGCAATGAATGGGACTTGCTGGTTTGGCTGGCGCAGGCGGAGAATTATTTTGTCTCGGTGAGCGGGATCAATTTGTATTTTGGGCCGATGCCGGTGATATCGCCTGTGGCGATTGATGTCGGTGATTGCTTGGATGTCTCGATCGATATCGCATTGGCGTTGCCCAATTGCGCGGCGGTGAAATCATGGAATAGCCGGGATAAAATGGCGGTCACTCAGGTGGCCGGCACTGGTTCGAGTGTGACGACATTGGTCAAACCCAATCTGAGCAGTGCGCAGGCGCTTGATCTGGCGACGAGCCATCTGGCGGCATTGGCGCAGCATGTGACGATTTTGGACTTGAAACTTCCGGGCGAATTAAACCTTGCACCGGGCGGGATGATTTATCTTACCGGGACCGGATCGGCACTCGACCAGGTCTACGTGATCGAGGAGATCGTTCGTGAGATCGATGTTTCGCACGGATTTGTCGAAACAATTCGCGGTTATGCGGCGAGCTGACGGAGCAAAAGGGTGGAGCGATTTTGGAATCTGGTGAAGGCCCGTGCCGGTGGCATGGATGGGCTGGCCGGTGTGGCGCGGTTTGGCTTGGTCTCTAGTTTCGATCCGAATAATTATGCCGCGCGTGTTTTGATTCAGCCGGAGAATGTTCTCTCCGGCTGGCTGCCGGTCCTTACTGCCTGGGCGGGTAATGGCTGGGGGTTTGCAACGCCGTTGACGCCGGGTGACCAGGTGCTGGTGATCTCGCAGGAAGCGCAATCCGAGCATGGGGTGATTATCGGCTCGGTCTGGTCGGCGGTTGATAAGCCGGTTCCGGCGCCAAGTGGCGAGCTATGGTTACAGCATCAATCTGGCAGTTTTGTGAAATTGCATAATGACGGGACGATTGCGATGCAGGCGAGCCAGGTGACGATTACCGGGAATTTGATTGTGAGCGGTGATATTTCCGATCAGAACGCCAGCCACGGGACGGTGGCAAATCTCCGGAACGCGCATGATACGCATACCCATGCTGATCCGCAGGGCGGCACTACCGGAACAGCCTCGGTGATTGTGTGATGGCTGATCTTGCTTTGGTGTTTGGTGGTGATCTCTCGGCTGGGCCGACCGGAGATGTGCTGCTCGCTGATGGTACGGGGTTGACGCAGCAGCGTGTATTGCGGCGGTTGCTAACGAATGCTGGCCATTATATCTGGCAACTTCGCTATGGCGCGGGGCTGGCACAATTTGTCGGCAGGCCCGGTGCGCCTGCGGTGATTGCGGGTGTTGTGCGAACGCAAATGCTGCTGGAGGCGGCGATTGCGGCGACCCCAGCGCCCGCGGTGAGTGCCCGTTCAGCGGTGGATGGCAGTGTGAACCTGACTGTTCAGTACGCTGACGCGCAAGGCGGCGGGACGGATATTTTAAGCTTTTCCGTATAGGAATTTTCATGCAGCTCTCATTGCAGAATTTTACCACGCTGGTTGAAGGCATGGCGGCCTCGGTGCAGGGGGCAGCCGTTGCGCTGCTGGATCTGACAGTCGGCTCGGTATTGCGGGCGATCCTTGAAGCAAATGCATCGGTGGCTTTGTGGCTGCAATGGTTGATTGTGCAGGTGCTGGCGACCACGCGGCTGGCGACAAGCACGGGAGCGGATTGCGATAGTTTCGGCGCGGATTTTGGCTTTACCCGTTTGCCCGCAGTGGCGGCGACAGGGCAGGTGACATTCGCGCGGTTCACGCCGAGTATTGCGGCGTTCATTCCGGTTGGCACGGTTGTGTCAGTGCCTGGTGGCAGCGCAAGTTTTCTCGTGGTGGCAGATCCGGCAAATGCCGCTTATAATGTTGCAAGCTCCGGATTCACATTGGCGGCAGGTGTGGCGAGCCTGAACGTGACGGTGGCGGCGCGCAGTGGTGGAACGGCGGCGAATGTTCAATCAGGCGCGATCTCGGTGATCGGCACCGCGCTGCCTGGCATTGATACCGTAACGAATGCCGCGGCGTTCACCGGCGGGATTGACCCGGAAAGCGATGCGGCGTTTCGCGCCCGGTTCGGCAATTATCTGGGGAGTCTTTCGAAGGCGACGGATACTGCCATCGGTGCGGCGATTGCCGCCATTCAGCAGGGTCTGAGTTTCACGATTTCGGAAAATATCAATCAGGCCGGTGCGGTGCAGGCTGGGCATTTTGTCGTCACGGTGGATGATGGTTCTGGCGCGCCACCGGCGGGTTTACTGAGCAGCGTGCAGGCAGCGGTGAATGCCGTGCGCCCGGTGGGATCGAGCTTTGCAGTGCAGGGGCCAGCGGTGAGTTTGGCAAATATCTCGCTTACCCTCACCACTGCGAGTGGCACGTCCCACCCGGTGGCGGTGGCGGCTGTGGCGTCGGCCATCGAAACCTATATTGCGGGGCTGGGGATTGGGCATAATCTGAATTATACCCGGCTGGCGCAGGAAGCTTATGCGGCCTCGGCCGATGTAGTGAATGTCTCGAATATTCTGCTGAATGGCGCGGTGTCTGATCTGGTGCCGCCGCTCTTCGGCGTGATCCGCGCCGGCACCGTGACGGTGGGCTGACCATGATTGGCGATACCAATGACATGCTAAGCCGCATCAAGGCGATGCTGCCCGGACGCTGGTTTGGCGATGCCACGCCGGTGCTTGATGCGCTGTTGAGCGGACCCGCGGCGGCGTGGAGCGGGCTTTACGCGCTTCTTGGATTCGTAAAGCTGCAATCGCGCCTTGCCACTGCCACGGGCGTGTTTCTGGATATTGCCGCGGCGGATTATTTCGGTGCCAATCTGCCACGCCGTAATGCCGAGACGGATGCGGTGTTCAGCCAGCGCCTGCGTGCGAACCTGATCGCGCCGCGGGCGACGCGCGCCGCGCTGACACTGGCGTTGCTGAATGAGACGGGCCGCGCGCCGGTGATTTTCGAGCCGCTGAACGTAAGCGATACGGGTGGGTATAATTCGGGGTATCTGGGTTACGGTGTTGCCGGTGGCTGGGGAAGTTTTTCTCTGCCATTTCAGTTTTTTGTGAAAGCCTATCGCCCGAATGCGAGCCCGGTTGCCAATGCCGGCGGTTATGGGGAAGGTCCTGGTGGATATAACAAGGCGCCGATGTTTTATGCGAGCCTCGCGGATGTTTCCGGCCCGGTGACCGATGCCGATATTTACGCGGCCGCGAACGCGGTTCTCCCGGTGGCGACGACGGCCTGGATGAAGATCTCCAACTAACGATTGCAATAAGGATCAAGCATGGATCGGAATATTGTCTATCCGGGGAGCATTCCCCTGGATACGGATATACTTGGGCTGAACCGGAACGCGATGGTCGGCATTGCGGCGCTGACCGCGGCGGCGCTTGGTAATAATGCGGTGGTTGATGGGCTGGCCTGCACACCGACAGCGCCTGCCTCTCTCACCGTGAATATCGGTGCTGGGAGTATCACGCAGTTATCGCCGCTCGATCCGAATGGCTATGGCTCGCTCGCGGCGGATCTCACGGATCAGATCGTCAAGACCGGAATAAATCTACAGAGCACGAGTTTTACGCTGACAGCGCCGGCAACGTCTGGGCAGTCGATCAATTATCTGATCGAGGCGGCATTCTCCGAAGCCGATGCGTCTGCCGTTGTGCTGCCTTATGTCAATGCGGCCAATCCCTCGCAGCCTTATTCCGGGCCGAGCAATTCCGGCACCGCGCAGAACACCCAGCGCACGCAGCGTGTGCAGTTGCAGTTAAAGCCAGGGGCAGCGGCGGCGGCTGGTTCGCAGAGCACGCCGGCGGTGGATAGTGGCTGGGTGGGGCTGTATGTGATCACGGTGAATTACGGCCAAAGCGCGATCACCGCGGCGAATATCACGGTCGCGGTGGGCGCGCCGTTTCTGAACTACAAATTGCCAAATCTGCGGCCTGGTTTTGCGGCGATGCAGGTATTTACATCAAATGGCACCTTCACCGTGCCGAATGGCGTGACCTGCGCGCATGTGATCGTGATCGGTGGTGGTGGCTCTGGCGGGTATCACAGCACCATGCCTGGCGCTGGCGGTGGCGCCGGCGGTTCGGCCGAAGGAATTGCGACCGGGCTGGTGCCAGGTACCGCAATTGCGGTGACTGTGGGCGCCGGCGGTGCCGCACCTTCAAGCCCTGCCACGGGCAATGCAGGCGGTACGTCGAGCTTTGGAACGATGATGTCGGCAACGGGAGGATCTGGAGGTACCGGTGGCACGGTGACGCAGTTTGCCATGGCCGGGGGTGCTGGCGGTACCGGCACTGGCGGGCAGATCAATCGCGGTGGTTCCTACGGCGCTGATGGGATCGTCGTGGCATGCCGTGGCGGTGATGGCGGTGGGCCTGGCAACGGCCGGGCTTCCAGCGGCGCGCTTGCTGGTATAAGTGCCACGGGGTTTGGCGGCGGCGGTGGCGGCGGTGGCACGACGACAACCGGCAGCCCGGTCGGCTCCCCGCCAGGTGCTGGTGCGGCCGGCATCGTCATCGTCAAATATTGAGAGAGGTTACATGTGATGAGCACGCCGGCGAACCATATCTGGCATCCTTCCAATGCGCGTTATTTGCAGATTGACGGCTTCGTGCCCACACCGCGCGGGCCGCAGATTCCGCCCGCCAAGCCGCTTGCCTGGCCGGCGAAGGACCCGGGCGATACGCTTGATTACGTTTTCGATATAACGCCGGCATTGACGGCGAATCCCGGTGATGGAATCGCGACATTGGATGTGGCCATTTCGCCCGCTAATCCGGGTGATCTGGTGCTTGCCTCATCGAACGCCGATGGTCCGCGCGCGGTGCTGTGGTTAAGCGGCGGGCAGGCGCAGACGAATTACACGGTGACTGTGAACATCACCACCGCTGGCGGCCGGGCGCTGGCGCGCAGCATCGCGCTGCCGGTTGTCGCACTTGCATCCGTTCCAGCACCTGCCTCGGCTTTGACCACGCCGACCGGCCAGGCGCTGACCGACCCGACCGGCACGCCACTCACCACTTTCTGAGGTTCCCATGCCCACGATAGGACAATTGCCGCCGGCCAGCTCGGTCTCGGATACTGATGAGCTGCCGATTTTTCAAAATGGCCAGACCTTGGCGGCAACGCGCGCGCAGTTTCTGGCGGGCGTGCAGCCAGTGCTCAGCATGCCGCAGAATACCCTGCTCGGCGGTGTCGGGCCGGGCACGGCGGCGCCGGTGCCGATTACGATCGGTGCAAATTTATCAATCTCGGGAAACGTCTTGTCCGCCAGCGCTTCACCTTTTGCCATTGGTGGATTGCCGGCGGGCGCGCTACCAGGCGCTGCCGATACCGTGCCGCTGGGCCAGGCGGGTGCGAATGTTGGGGTCAGCTACGCCAATTTCATGGCCGGCATTGCCAATGTGCCCGGCCTGCCGGCGGGGGCGATGCAGGCGACGGCCGCGGGTGCGACGGTTGCGCGCACAGTCTCGGCCTTGGCGGCAAACGCGGTTGCGATCGAGGATTTTGGCGCGGCTGGCGATGGCGTGACCGATGATAGTGCGGCGCTGCTGGCGGCAATCGCCTCCGGCAATCCGGTTCGGTTTGGGGCGAAGACTTACGCGATTGCGGGTGAGTGCGACATTAGCGCCACCACCTGCACATTGCTTGGTGTGCCTGGCCTGACGCAGCTCATCCGACCCGCGCAATCCAGGCTCGGCACATCATTCACCGCCGCCTGGATCAATATTTCCTCAGTTAATACTTATATCGATGGCATTATTTTTGATGCCAATGCGAGCATCATCACCGATAGCTATGCGGTGGTACTGCAGGGCACATGCCTGAAATCGATGATCTCGCGTTGCCAGTTCCGCAATGCCAAGGGGCCGGTTCATGGCTCCGGGCTGACGGTGCTGGCGAGCGACCCCGCGATCAGCCAGCACCATATTTCCGATTGCGAATTCTACAATAATATCGGCAATGGCGTGACGATTTTTGCGACCGATGCGCTCAGCATCACCAATTGCCATGCCCATGACAATAGCGGCAATGGTATCAGCGTGGACAGCGAGGACCCGACATTTACGCTGAAGGTCCGCGAGATTCATATCGCTTCCAATACGTGCTGGAATAATACTTGCGGCATCATCGTTGGGAATTTCAACACCACGAATACGGGCAACCTCATTTACGGCAATGCCAACCCGGATATTCTGGGTGCCGTGATCGCCACCAATAATTGCTATGCCAACCGCGAATACGGCATTTATATTTCCGGCCGCAACATTCTGGTCTCTGGTAATCTATGCACAAATAACAGCTCGATCTCGATCGGCGGGGCAGGGATTTTATGCGATACCGGCTATTGCAAGGTGAGCGGCAATATGATCACCGGTGCCTCCGCATTCGGGATTGATTGTGGCGGGTCGATCTATACCGAGGTTGCGGATAATTACGTCAACGGGGCTCTGTACGGCATCAATATCGGTGGCGGGCAATATTGCACGGCGCGCAATAATTTCGTGCAGGATTCTCTGGCGATCGGGATTGCGGTGCAGAATGTCGAATCCAATGGCGGCGGGATCAATTTCAATCTGACTTGCACCGGTCTCTCGATTATCGGGAACTGGATTACCTATGCCGGTGAGGTTTACGGTATTTATATTCGCGATGCGCCGCAGAATATTCTGGTGGCTGATAATATCATTTATGCGAATCCGGGCGCTGATCTCACCCATGCGCTCTCGGCCTATACTGACAGCATCGTGCTGCGTGGAAATTCATTGAATTATACCGAACGTTGGGCAGTGAACCCGACTCTGGTGAATGGCGTTTATACGCTGGTGGTGCCGGATATTGCCGATGCCGTGAGCATCTCGCAGGCAACGGCGCCGGTTGCGAGCATCATGACCGCAAACGCGCAGGCCACGGCTGGGCAGGTGATTTATTGCAAGGTCACCAATGGCGGTAGCGGCTATACAAGCGCGAGTGTGAAAATCACCGGTGCCGGCAGCAATGCCACGGCAATCGCCTGGATTTCGAACGGTGCCGTGCTTGGCATTCAGATGAGCAATTTTGGCTCAGGCTATGGGCCTGGCACCACGGTGAGCATTACCGGCAATGGCACCGGCGCCACCGCAACGGCGCAGGTGGGTCTGCCGGTATGGGCAAACCGCAAGCTGACAATCGATTGTTTAACGCGCGTGAGTTTTGCGCAATCCGGCAGCTCACCCGCGCAAAGCAACTGGACCGGGGCGCCGGTGACGATACCGTCGGGGGCCAGCATTGATTGGATCGGCGCCAATGGCGGCTGGCGGGCGATGCGGTTTACGCAATCGGATTATGTCTCCCCGAACGGCGATGGTAGCGTCGCGATCCGGACCCAATCGGGCGATATTTCATTGCATCCGGCGGGTACCGGCATGGTGCGGTTGATCTCCGATACCGAATCGGTCGGGGCTGTTGAGCTGATCGGGCGCGGTTCGCCGCTGAATGTGATTTCAGCTCCTGCGGGCTCGACATTTCGTAATCTCAATGGCGGTGCCGGTGCCACATTCTGGGTCAAGCAGGCCGGAACCGGCACAGCGAATTGGGTTGCCATAGCGTAGAGCTTGATCGCTTCAAATGCGACCCAGCTCTACTTTGTATCTGAGGGCGATTTACGCTTCAGGCGCGCTCACCTGAAGCGATTGCGCCTGAGCCATAAGGAATTTCATATGACGACGATTGCCCAGCTGCCCGCTGCTGCCAGCGTAGGCGCGAATGATCTCTTGCCGCTCAGCCAGGCCGGCTTGCTGTATTCGGTGAAGATCTCACAAATTACTTCGGATTTGCAGCCAATCCTGACTGTGCCGACAGGCGAATTGCTGGGACGGCAAAGCACCGGCGCCGGTGCGCCGGAGATGATCAGCATCGGGGCCGGCATTGTCATGTCGGGCAGTATGCTGAGTGCGAATGGCGCTGACCATGCGTTATACCCGCTGCAAGCAGCGATGGCGCTGACCGATGATGTGGTGATCAGCAATGCCGGAACACCTGGCTTGCTGCCGGTAACTTCATTGCGCGGGTTGTTCTCAGCGGGTGCTGGTGTCAGCATTAATTCAACCGGTGTGATCACGCTCACAGCCGCCGGCGCTGCCGGCCCCACCGGGCCTGCGGGGCCCACCGGTGCCGCGGGGCCTGCGGGCCCGCAAGGTGTGGCGGGGCCGAGCGGCCAGGGGCTGGTGGCACCGGCGGCGGCCAATTCCGCAAGCTCGATCGGCGGGTCAGATTATGTCGCCATCTGGCAGAACGGCACGAATATGTGGATGCCGTATACCCAGTTTATCGGCGGGCAGACGATCAACCAGCTCCCCGCCGCGGGGCCGGCCGCGGATAGTGATTCGCTGCTGGTGGCGCAAGGATCCAACGCGCTGAATGTACAAAGCTTCGGCGCTATATGGACCTATTTGCAAAACAAGCTCACCAGCGTGAAGACCGGCGTGGTTGAGTTGACCGCGAACACCGTGCTTGATGGTTCGGCGCATAATGACCGGATTCTGGTGGCAAGCGCGCCACTCACGCTCACCGCGAATTTTGCCAATATGGGCTCGGGCTTCACTTGTACGCTGATCAATTTAAGTTCCGGTAATGTAACTTTTGGCGCCGGTATCTCATCGGGTTCCGGTGGCACCACCTTGCCGCCTGGCGGCTCCACCCAGCTGATCGGCTTTTCCTATTCCGGTGGATCCGAAGTGTGGTGGAACGGCATTGTGCCGAATGCGGCGACGCTGACAGTGGCCTCGATCACCGCGCCCGCACCGGGGGTGAGCTTCACGATTTCCGGCGGGATTTTCAATGACGCGCCGACGGCTTTGGATTATTCGACCAATGGCGGCGTCACCTGGCTCACCGCACCCAGCCCGGTGATCACCGCCAATGCGTATAGCTTCACCGCGGCTGGTTTGAATGCCGGCACTTATGTCATTCGCGTGCGCGACCATGCGAATGTTGCGGTCACCGGCGTTTCCAATTCCTTCACCATCGTGCCGCCATCGGTGAGCATCAACACGCTGCCGGCTGCGAATATCGTGAATGCCGCGATGGCGGTTTCCGGCACTGTGCTGCCTGGCAATAATGCGGTGCAGGTTGGGCTTTCGGCCAGCGCCAGCACAGCGCCCACCAGCTGGGTGAATGCGACTGTGACCAATGGCAGCTGGACGGCGAGCGTGACGCCGACGGCGACCGGCACTGTCTATGTCTGGGCCGAACAGACATCAACGCCGAGCGTGCAGGCGGTCTCAGCCGCCATCAGCATCGTTGCCGCATCACTCACCCTGGCAGTGCCCGCAACGGCGACAGCCGGCACCGCCATCACCATCACCGGCACGGTGAGCCCGGTTGCGGATGTGGTGAATTTGCAGCTGAGCACGCAGAACACCATCGCGCCGCAAACCGGCTGGAGCGCTTCGGTCAATAATAACGGCAATTTCTCAATCTCGCTGACGCCAAGTGCCGCGGGCACTGTATATGCCTGGGCGCAGGACCCGGTTTCAGGTGTCGCGGCGGTCTCCTCGGCCATCACGGTCGCGGCGGCGGCGAGTGTCACATACACGATCAATAATCCCGGCGGCACATATACACATGGGCTTGGGGTGATACCGTTGAACGGCAATGTCACACCGGCGCAGGTGATCGCGACACAGGTCGCACTCTCAACCTCGAATACCATCGTCCCGACATCTGGCTGGCAGGCGGCGAGCAATATCAACGCCAACACGCTCTGGGCGATTTATTATCCCATGCCGAATATTGCCGGCAATTACTACGTCTGGGTGGAAACCACCACAGGCGCGGCGCAGCTCGTCAGCAATTTCACCATCGCGGTTTCCTGATGACGTTTGTGTTTGCAGCGCCGGGCGCCGTGCTGGCAACCGGGGTGAATCAGCGCGCCTTGATCGCGGGCTTGCCCGTGGGCGGTGGTGCCGCGGCGGGCAGTTTCACCGGCCCGTTTCCGTCCGTCATTGCCGGGCTTTCCGGCTGGTGGGATGCCGGGCTGCTGGGCGGCTTGCGTGATGCGAATGGCGCAAACATTGTGGCGGCGAATCAGCTTGTCGGTTCGGTGTTCGATAAATCCGGCAATGGCCTGGCGCTCACGCCGTATCATATCACGGCCGATACCTCGCCGGCTGCGACCCTGGCTGTGCCGAGGCTCAACGGTTATCTCGGCGGCATCGGCGCGCCGGATGCGACGATTGCGACTTATGCGCCGACATTGGATGCTGATTGGGGATTATCGCATTCGGGTTTTGAACTGGGCGCCGGCAGTGGCTGGACGCGGTATCTGGTCTGGACCAGACCGAATCTGCGCCAGGCGACCTATTATGGCAATGCCGCGCCGATCCCGCTGATCCATTGCGCGGCCAGCGGCACGACGATTTTGCAGGCTGATAGCGCCGGCGCCAACCTCACTTTGTTTCCCGGCACGGCGAGCCAGATTATTCTGAGCGCGACTCTGGCAAGGCGGCATACCCATGCGCTGATCCTGCGCAACACGCCGGGTGCCGGGGTTGATGCGTGGCTCGATGGCGTTCAGGTGGCGAGCTTGGTGCCCAATCCTCTTGCCGCCAGCGCCAATGCGCAGGTTTTGCTATTGCATGACGGCACCGCCCAGGGCTCGGCGCAATGCTGGTTTCATGAAGCGGCAAATTGGGAACATGCGCTTAACGCGAATGATATAAATTTATTGATCGCCTGCCAGTCCCGCTGGGTGCTGGGGGCGCGCCGTGGCGTGAATCTGCTGGTGATGGGGCAATCCAACGCCGCCTGGTTTGTGGAATCCGGTGGCGCGCTGGCCATGGCGCAGGGTATTGCGTGGTATTGCGGCGCGGCATCCTATCAGGTGAGCTCATCGCTTTCCGGCACCTATAATGCGCCGACGCGTTATTCGATTATTTTCGGTCATCCGATTTCCAATTCCTCACCCCCTTTATTTCCCACCGGCAGCGCGAATGGCACGTTCATCACCAATCCCGGCGATGGGTCCGATCCTTCAAGCTGGGCCGCCGGGCCGGATTTTGCCGCACTCACGGCGTATCTTACCGGCAGCTCCGCCATCGTCTCAGCGATTGATGAAGCCGATATCGCCTTCATCGTCTGGCCGTGGTCCGAGCAGGACAGCACGATGCCATATGCGAATAAGTCGCTGTATAAATCGACGGTTTTGCGGTTACTCTCGCTCACCCGCAATCTGCTGGGGCGAACAGCGGCGAATTTGCCGCTGCTGGTTTGGCGCGCGATTCCCTATGAGACCATTGATGGCGTGCAGATGGTGCGCGAGGCCATCAGCGATCTTGCCGCGGTTCCTGCCAATAACATCATCAGCTTCATCAATCAGACCGCTGATTCAAACCCGCTGAATTCAAGCTATGATCCATCGACCGGTTTGTTTTCCGGCGGCGATCCGCAGCATCGCGACCAGCCGGATTTGTTGCGCTATGGCAGAATCGGTGCGCATGCCGCGGGCCGGGCT